ATATATACAATAAAAAAGTATGAAATTTGTTATTAATAAAGCAATAAAAAAGGGTAACATTTCTGCTACCCCTTAATTTACCAAATAAAAACCCTATTAAGAATTTGTACCTTGTGTTACAGTTACAGTTCCTGATAAACCACCAAAAGGGTTAGCTTCTGTAGCACCCTCTAAAAAGTTAGCAGGTACTTGCTCTTGTGCAGCAAATGTAAGTGTATAACCACTTAAATCACCCATTGCACCACCTGTTGTAATTGTACCACCTGTTACATCACATCCGTGTTCTGCACCCATTAAAAAAGCATTACCATTATAGTCTTGCACCACGATATGTGGTCTACCATAACTCATTAGCTTTAATTCTTTGTGGTCTTGTACAGTTAATTTCTTTAAAGTAAGGTTTAACGCTTGTTCAAAGAAAGTTGTACCATTTTCTCTTGAAGAAGTAATTGTTTGTTCAAAACTACTATTTCCCTTTAATTCATATTTAAATACCGTTACAGCACCTAAATCATCTATTACATCTGTATCTGTACCATCATATGCAATAGTTAAATCACCAAAGTCTGCAAAATAGACAGCTTTAATGCCCCCTACAGAATCTTTACAGGGTTCTTTTCTACCTTTTGTTAAATCACAAGCCATATCTTTATATTTTAAATAAAAAAAGGTGAGTAGGCACTTATTGGCTTACCCACCTAATTTATTGGTTAATTATCTATTAAGAATAAAGTACGATATCGCTACCGATGCCATATTGTACACCAGCTGTAAATCTCATTACTACTCTTACATTTTGTGAACCATCAATGTCAGCCATATCAATTACTTTTACTTCGTTGTGGTCAGCTAAAAGACCTGTTCCAAAGTATAAGTTAGATTTTTCTGCTGCTACCATTGTGTTATCAGCTAATCCATTAGCTACTGCAATCTTGATACCATCAAAACTTAATGTTCCACCTGTATACCATTGTGTACCATCAGCGTTTATACCAGCAGCACCTACGTTAGTTGCAAAACCTCCTAATGCTCTCACATAGGCTCTTGCTACGTTTTGTGAAACATAAATATACATATCTTCAGAAGTATAAAGTGAAGAACCGATAGCATCAACTACTGATCCTATTTGTGCAATAACATTACCTGAAGTAACTGTTGAAGCTGCTACGTCAGTAACATCAGCATCAGCTAAAAGTAATTCTTTAAATCCACCAAACTGACCTGCTGTTGCAGCAGCACCATTCCAAATAGATTGTTCTGTACGTTGTGCAACTTTAGATGCTACGTGACCAATTAAAAAGTCAGCAAATGAAGGAGGTAAGCTATCAAAAGCACTATATCCCATTTGTACTGCTTCCCAATCGTTATGAAAGTCCGCTTTACAAAGTTGTAAGTTTACTTGCTGAAAATCAGGTTGTAAAACTCTTTCTGTAAGCGTTAAAGTTGAAGTAGGATCAAAATCACAAGTAGCATCTTTTACGATGTCATCACTTGCTACTTTTTTAAGTACTTCTTTAAATTTAATGTTTGGCTTAACGGTAATTAATCCGTTGTCCAAAGTTGAACCACTTAAAAGTGCAGCAGATATGTATTGTCCTGCAAACTCACCAGCATAAGTAGTAGTTATTGAATTAGTTGTTGCCATTTTATTTTATTTATAAGTTTATTTATTAAGATTCACTTGCCCATACACCATCACCACCTGTTAAATACCAGTCAGTAAGTGCTACAGCTTTTAGTGAACACCAATCGCCTTTATTTGCAGTTGCTTTTGTGTTTATCCAATCTTTATTATCTACACCGCCAGAAGATACAGAACCTACTGTACCGTGAATAGCATCTGTTGCAGCAGGTGAAATAGTAATAATGTTGTTACCATCAGCACCTGTATTACGAAATGTAAATTCCATTCCAATATTTTCAGATGTAATAGCTGGTAAAGACATTACTTTAGCATCTGTTGCTATGTTAAATTCAGTACCTGCTTTGTTTACAGGAATATCTTGAGTAGTAGTCAAAGTTTCTTGCTCTGATCTTGCTCTCAACACATCATTTGAAGTTGTTATTGTTGTTGACATTTTTTATTTATTTTATGTTTGATATTTTATTTAACACTCTATCTAAAGTTGTATTAGTTCTTTTTTGTTTATACAAGTTTAGGTTAGGTTTGTTTTCTTTTTCAGGATTATGAGTAACCTTTTGTACAGGTTCGCTTACTTCGCTTAATTCTTCTTTTTCAGCGTATACAGTCTTGGTAGTTGTTTCTTCTGATTTAACAGAATTTTCAGCTACAGGTTCTTCAGCCATTTCTTCTTCTTTTTTAGGTAAAAGGATAGCTTTAATTTCTTCAACCATTTCTTTTACTTCTTGAAGTTCTTCTTTAGTAGCGTAATTCATTTCCTCTTTTTCTTCAGCAGCTTCCACTTCTTCTTCAGCTTCAGCAGCACCAATAGAAGCAATAATACCTTCTTCTTCTACAATTAGTGATTCACCATCAATTAATTTATATTCGCCTATAGGTAATGCTACTTTTTCATCTTCGGTTACAATAAATACTTCTGCTCCAGCTTCAAAATTTTCGCTTTCTATAATTGTACCGTTTTCAAGTTCGGCTTGTGCCAACTTTACTTCTACAGGTGCTTCGGATAACTCTACCCCAAGTACCTCTTTTACTTTGTTTAACATATCTGTTGCTTTCATATATATTACAATAAATTAGTAATTAGTTTGTTGTATTTTTAATTTGCTGCTTGACACGCTGCACAATCGTTATATAATGTAACAGCACTAAAATGATGTCCGTGTGCGTTTTGGTCTTGACTTAATACGGTATAACAACCATCGTGGTTATCGTGGTCTGCATTTATATAATATACATTGCCTACTACTAATTGTGTAGAACCGTAAAAGTGTTTTTTTTGGCTATGTCCACACTTTTGTACCCTATAACCGTATTCTCCTGCACTTGGTGTTTCTATTGTTGCTGTTACATTTCCTACTCCTTGTGCTTGGAAGCTACCATCGCAACATTCTATAGAATATGTACCATCTTTACATAAGCAACCTCTACGACCTGATTGTGGACTTGGTATTCTACTCATTAAAAAGTGCTTTTAATTCGTCTATTTTAGATTGTGCTATTTTTTCAGCTTCTTCTAATGGTACACAGTTTGGTACTCTTTTACCGTTTTTTATTTTAGTTCCTATCATTTCATATCCTGCTTGACAAGGTTCTTTCATTTCATCTTTTACAGGTTCGTTTGGTCTTTCTAATTTGTCAGCAAAGTAGCCTTCTATACTAAATCCTTTTACCTCACCTGCTTTTACTTTTTTCCAAACATCATCGTTATTTACTTTCATAGATACCATCCAAGTACCAATAGGCACGTTTAAATCGTACATACGGCTTTTATCTTGTTCACTTTCTACTATCCAACTTTCTACAGCAGTTAAACCTTTAAGTTCTAATTGGTGTTCTAGTGTTGAGTTGTTTTGGTTACCTTTTATAAAGAATAATTCACTTGCTTTTCTTACAGTTGCTTGACTAAAGTATATATAATATTCCTGCTCACCGTTTGTACGGTAGATAGGTTTGTTAGGTATCAAAGCAGCACCCATAAGTATACGTTTTTCTTTGTCTACTTCTGCAAGTTTAAACTCTTGGTTTTTTAGTGCTATAAAGTTTTCTTCTATTGCTGGGTTTTCTACTACTGATATAGCTTCTATTCCAGAAACCTCATCATTTTCATCTATAAAAAGTTCTACTATGTCCATATTAATACAATAATTATTTATCTATTTTGTTATCCAATTGATGCACCTTCTACTATATTACGTTCTAATGCTTGTGCGTTAGTTACTTCGTTACTTACTACAAATGCTTTTATAGGTTTTTCTTCTTGTTCACCTATTGTTTGTGCTAATTGGTTTTCTGGTGCTGCTCCTACTACGTTAAATGATGGAGGTGCAGGTGCTGTTGATCCCATTGATCCACTTCCTCCTGATGTTGGTGAAGATTTCATTTTAGCAATACTCACTCCTGCAAACCCTGCTGCTAATCCTGCTTGAACATATGGATATGCTGGAAAAACAGTAGTTATTGGTGAAGCGTTAGCTGTTTGAAAAGCATTTATTGTTGATTGAATACCTGCTATTGTTGCTTGTGCTATAGCTGCTGCTTTACCTACTTTAGAACCTTCACCTGCTATTTCAGCAATAAGACCTAAACCTGCTTGTGCCATATCCATCTTGGCATTCATTACATCTTGATCTAATTGCTTTTCATCCTCTGCTGATTCATCATCAAGTTCTTTCTTTTTAGCTGCATAATGTTCAAGTATTTTTTGTTTTTCAGCTTCTGTTCCTTCAAGTAATTCTAATTCTTCTAAAGCAATTTGCTTATCTCTTTCTAATGCATCATAAGCGTTAAGTTCTTCAAAAGTTGTAAGTTCTTTTATTTTGTCTAAACGATCCGTTTCTAATTCATCTTTTTCTTTAATAAGATCATTTCTTT